GGATAGTGTAGTACCAGAAGAAGTGTATGTGCCAATACCAACTTCCCAATCGCCCGTAGTTGCGTCAACAATAGCGTAATATGTAGTGTTACCGTTGCCTACCGCTGAGAAAGATTGAAAGCCAGCAACTGCGCCAGCCAACGTCAACGTACCTGTACCAGCGGTTGTGGAGGTTTCTTTAACCCGATCTTTGAGTACTAAAGCCATTTTTAATCCTTACGATGGAAGGTTATTCCAGCCGGGTGTTTGTGTGTCGTCTATATTTTGCCAGTTTGGATTCTGACTGTCATCAATTTGTGCCCAAACAAGTACGTCACCAATAGATACTAAAAGCTGCACGCCGTTGGGGTACACGTTCAATGTTTTTACAGCCGAAAGCGAAGAGAACGCAGTAGCCAACTCTGCCACAGATGCGTTTGCAGCAATAGTCACCGTTTGGGAAGCTACGCCACTTGCAGCCTCAGAAATAGTAACCGCGTAAACCCTACTTCCAATAACAGATGAAACACCAGAAGCCGCTTCCGCAATCGCTGCAAGTACAGAAGTAATCGCTGACTGAGTTGCCACACCTGTGGCAGCTTCAGCTTGTGTGGCCAGCATTGTCCCCACTGCTGTTTGTGCGGATGCCCCACTTGCAGCTTCGGCTCTGGATGCAGTCAGTGTAGATGCTGCAAAATTGGTTGTATCTGCGCCACTTGCAGCGGCGGCTTGCGCCGCCACCATGATGTTGCCAGAGCTTGCTACGGTTGCAACGCCGGAACCAGCTTCATTTTGCAACCCGCCTTTGACTACATTAGGTACTGCAACTGTTGCAGTACCTGTAGCTGCTTCAGACAAAGATGAGGCGAACGTAGCCCCGCCTAGAGCGGCGAAGGGTGTCTGGGCAAAAGCAACATCTCCAAACACCGCTCAGTCCAATCAAGAACCGGTCAGCGAGAACGAGTAAGTGACGTTCAGCGTGTCGCCGGAATCAACTGACTTGTTACCACCAGCAAAACTACCAGCGGAGAACAAAGTGCCTGAAGTACCGGAAGACACTGTACACAGGAAAGCACCTGCCACAACCGTACTGTTCACCAACATGGAATATGAAACAGCCGAAGATGTAATCACAGAAGGATTTGCAGATGTGGGGGAACCAAAAGTAACCGCAGGGCGATTACCTGTGTAGGCAGTGCCGGGCACCAGCTCAGTCCAGCCAGAGTGTGAAGCCAGAGTGTTACCAGCAGCATATGTAGGCGATGTTGCACCACTTACCAAACCAAGATACCAAGCGGCTGTGTAACCTGAACCTTTGAAGTATGTGTTGTTCATACTTACTAAACCTTCGTTCACAACCAAGTTGTGGAAAGTCTCAGTCCATTTAACCTGACCGTCTGGTCCTACGCAAGTTGCGGTGAATACACCACCCGCGCCAACGGATTCAGAAGCCGTGCGGTTTGTAATTAAAGAAGCCGTCACACAGTCGTGGGCTTGTACGAGTTCGTTGCTCATAATGATTCCTTAAGAGATACGCACGATGGCGCTGTTGGCATCGGGGGTTGGGAAGATGATTTGAAAGGTGTCATTACTGACAGTCTTATCTGAGCCAAAGTCTAGCACCGCTACAGATTTGTTACCCTGCGTTGCGTTGTAGATCAAAGCGCCGCGACAAGTAAACGTAGCATTTGTCCAACTCGTATTGTTGAACGAAATGTATGCCGTAGGAACATTGCTGACGTTGTTGCCGGATGTTGGCGACGTGCTGATGGTTAGCGTATTCCCGCCGGTTGTATACCCGTTACCGTTTGGTACTTCATTAGTGGAGTCATACACAGTTGTTGTTGGGCCAATATTAGCCGCGCCTGTATACAACGCCACTTTAAAAGTGTTTGGCGATGTGGGGCCAAAGTTGTGGACCGCCTGAAGCAGTTCAACTTTAAAGCTTGTGGTTGCTGTCTGCGAAATCGACATATCAAGTCACCTTTTGTCTGAACTGGCCAGAACGGTATGCATCCTGACGCTCCATGCCGTCGCCCAGACGTTTTGCCAGTGCAAGCGCTTCCATGAACTTTTGGTTGTAAAGCTGCATCATGTCTGTCTCACCCTTCATGTAGGTGTAAGCCTCGACCAGAGAGCCGTACAAAAGCACGGAGTCAAAGTTGTCACCCAGCCATGTCTGACCGCTTGCAACAGTTGTAATGGATTGTGGGTAATAGTAGTAATGCAACTCAACGCCGTACGTTGCGTCTGGCGTAGGGCCAAGAATGAATGTCAACTCGTTGACATCATTGGTCTGTGAACCAAACAAAGCATAGTATCTTGGGATGGCCGTGTCGGTTGGCTGGGGGTACGCTTGGCGGATAAAGTTGACATCCTTGTTCAGCAAGTACTCATACGAGCCTGTATCATCAATAACGGCCAGCGAATACACCGCCAGAAAATCGTTGGGGCAGCCCAAATACTTATTGTTTGCCGACGTAGAACCCGTCACGTTCTTGCGAAGTGAAGGGAACTGAACGTTGTTGTAAATACGCTGCTCAGCCTGTTGCACGAAGACAGGAATCTCGGCGATGAAATTCGCCTCCGTGTTCTCCGTGTACGCCTGAATAGCGTCGCTGAGCTGCGTGTAATTCATGCCATTGGGCCTCGTGCCATGACACCTTTAGTCGCAGCGCCTGTGCCACGAATCTTGATGCCAGAAGTTTTAGTTGGCTTGTACTCGCCACTGCGGGTGTTGGCCACAGAAACATTTGCATTACGCAAGTATTCCTTGTTTGGCTCGTTGTACACGTCCACAGTGGGAATGGTTTTGGGTTGCTTGTAAGTTGTAGCCATGATTAGCCTCCGCGACCAGAAGAGCGCTGGTTTGCAGCGCGTGCCATATTACGGCCCATCTGCATCATGGCTTTGCTTGTAACGCCGCCTTTTGCAAACTTTGTCATGGGTTTGCCGGGGTGCATAGCTCTTTCATGCTTGTGGACAGCCGATGCAACCATCTTCTTGTCCTGAGCCAAGTCTTTCTTCATTTCACCCTTTTCAGAGTGCATTTCCTTTGTAGCCATATTAAGCTCCTATCTGTATCGTTACTGTACCAACTTGTGCGTATAAAACCAAGTAGTTTGGTGTTAAAACGCTGTCAAAACCTCTTGCACCACCAACAGGATTCCAGCCCCACTGGTAAACCCTGCTACCTTCAGACGGCAAGCCCGCTGCATTTTGTGCCGTACTGTTTGTCAACGCAATCTGCAATCCTGTGTTTCCAGACTGGTAGTAACTTGTATCGGGACGAGGATCGCGCAAGCCTTGTGGATCGTCCACAGGGTACATACCCAACTGCAACTGCGGCTGATCGGGATCCCAACACGTTTTACAAACCAAGAGATTGTAGTTCTTGGTTTTGATAATTTCTTTGCGTAGCTCCGTCAGCTTAAACTGAAAGCCGCAGCGATCGCATATCGAGATCGCATTTTTGCCGGACGCAAACCGATTGCCCATTTACGTACCGCTTCCAATGAACATCTGACGGGGCACGAAGCGCACTGCGGCTTTCTCTTGGTCTTCGCCTGCGGCGCGGTCCCAAGCCTCGTCGTACTGCTGTTTCAGCACGTCCAAACGCTGTAAGCCCTCTGGGACTTTAAGCGCGATGTAGTACGCCAAGCCAGCGGCCAAACAAGGAATAAAACGGAACGGCACATCCATGGTCTTCGTACCACCGCCGGCGTCCTGAATACGGCGCATGCGCCAGTACACAAACTGATATGTTGTACCTGCATTGGGCGTTGGCCACACAGTGATGCTGTTCTTTTGAACCAAGCTCATGGCCGCGCCCGTGGCATGTTGTACAGCAGTTGTGCCGTCCTGACCGCGGGTGCAGTTGTACAGATATGCTGGGGTAGTATCGGTGGCTGGCGCGGTTTCGTTGAACCCAATCAGCTCTGTACCGATCTGGATAAATCCTGCCGTTGGGATGCCTACCAGCGAAGTCACTGGAATGGTTGTGTCGGTTGCGCTGATTGTTGCCTGAACTGTGCCTGTCAGTGCGTTTGTGCCGCCGGTCAAACGTTGTACCCAAACCTGAATAGGACGGCCTTGGATCAATTTATTTGGAATGGTGGCATACGTGGGCATGCTGATGCGCGTAATCGTCAGGTCGGCCTGATTTGAGGCTACGTTAGCGTTTGTGCGGATCACGTGGTCAAGCAAGTCAACCGTGTCATCTGGAAGCGCGTATGTCGGCTGCCCAGTCACCAGCGTGATGGTGTTTTGCTCAAACGTCCACATGTTCACGCCGCGGTTTGCCCAGTCAGCAAACAACAGGTTCAACGAACGACGCGCGGTGCGCAGGTCGTAACCCGTGCGAAGCTCAGAACCCGCCCGCTCAAAAGCCTCCTCAACCATGTCGTTGAGGTCAAGGTTAAACGTGGTGAGTCCTGAAGTTGTCATTTCATGCCTTTAAGAGTCTGAGCCAAACGTGCACGTTGACCCATCTTGCCGGGTTTTTTGGCGGCCGCGGCCAGCTTCTTGGCTGGAATTGGCTCACCCTTTTTGGCACCAAGGGCAGAGCGCAAAGCACCGGGCTTTTTAATTGCTTTTTGAATCCACTTTTCAGCCATTATCTGAACCCCGCAGTTTTCTTTGCAATAGTTTTTGGTTGGGCTACGAATTGTTTTCCGGCTTTTTTGCCAGCACGTTTCGCACGCGTTGTCGCAGCGTACTCAGCAGGGCTGAGACTTTTGATCGCAGCTTCTGGAAGGTATCGCTCGCCAGTTTTACTAGACGGTTTTCCACTTTTGGTCCTCCATTTCTGGTCGCCCCAATCCTTCAAAGATTTCTGCGGCGCTTTCAATCTCGGTAACCCCCGCCTGCCGCCTTGTACTTCTTGGCAACAAGCTGTGCTTTACGGGCTGACCACTGGCCAGCCTTTGTGCCATGAGTCGCAGCCGCTTTCACCTGAGACACAATCTTCTTGCGAAGCGTTGGTTTCGTGTAGTTACCCGCAGCGTTGACCTTGGTAGCCATTACTTCTTGCCTTTCATGTAGCCGCCGCCACAAGCCTTCTGTACTTTCTTCATACCGGCAGGCTTGCCTTTAGCATCAAACGACATGTACTTAGCCGTGAGTCCGCCTTTGGCGTACATCTCGACCTTGTTCGGATCATCCTTGCGGGTGATCGTCTTTCCTTTAGGCATTTTGGATGAGGCAATAGCCCCCATCCCACGGCTGGCCATCATGATTTAGCACTTGCCGCCGTAAGCCATCTTCTTGGTCATGCCACCCTTTTTCATACCCAAGGGTGTGCTGCCTTTCATGGAGATCATTGTGCCTTTGGTTTTGCCTTTAGAAGCAACACCGTCACGGCTAGGAGCCGCTGTGCGCACTGAACCCATTTTGGCAGATGTGATGCCGTTGTTTTTTGTAGCCATGGTAGTCCCACCTTCTTTAAAAAAAGCCATTTTCCCGTGTTCGGTTTTAGGCTTGTTCACCTTCTGAATATCCGCACGGGTGTACCCGCCGGAGCCAAACTTCTTGCCTTTGTCAGCTTTGAGAAACTCTTCGCCAACACTGGACTTGATCCCAACCTTCTTGGCAAACGCAGGGTTTTTGGCCACTGCCGCCATGAAGTTATGCTGTTTTTTGCTTACGCTAGGCATGTCAAACCTTAATGATCCAGCCTTTGCCAATTACAAAACCCACAAATAAAGCGCCGATCCAAATCAACGCTTTTTCTACAACGGTCTTACCAACCTTTTTGTAGAACTCGTTAGACATCTCTTCAATGGCCAACTTTGCAGCGCGTTTAGCAATTTCTTCTTCGCGGGCTGTTAATGTTACTTCGCTCATATCAGCAATTCCAAGCCCGAAGGCTCTTGTTGATTCTTGAGTTTGGATCTTTGGCTGTCTTCGCGCTGGTCAGCTTTTTCTTCATGCCTTCCATACGGGCGCAGAAAGAGTCGCGGCGTTTGCCGCCCTCTGGTTGAGGGCGTTTCAGTCCCGGCTTGCCGGGGTTCGCTGCGTTGTACGAGGCCCGTCCCTTGGCGTTCAAGCCGCCCTTGGGGTTCTTGCCCTCTTTGCGTTGCCATGCTGGAGACTTAGCCATAGAACACCGTCACAGACGCAATGTTTGTCAGTGTCGCGTAAATGCTGGTGTAGCAACGTACACCTTCACCGGGCACCAAAACATAGAATGAGTTGGGGTTTGAGTTCGATGGAATGTCAATCTCGATTACGGTTGAGCCGCCAGAGCCGCCGTCTTTTAACAGCAGTGTGCCAGCTGCGCTAGCCGTAGCGCAGATCGAGAAACCTTTAATACGCGCTGGCTGGGCAAACACCGTACCAGACGCGTTCAGGTGCGTCGACTTGACATCATATTGCATAGTCATAATCAATCTCCTTTAAAACAGGGGGCTACAGCCCCCCAAGATCAATTAGACGTTTTGCTGACCGACCAAAGGATCAACAACGAAATATGTGATGTAGCCACCAACAGTGCCAGTACCAGAAGTGTCAATGGTCACTGTGACATAGGCCATCTCGGAAGTAGCAGTCAATGTCAAGCCGCTGGTAACAACGCCAGCAGAAGCCACAGACAGGTTGTTGGCAATAGCTGCACCAGTCACAGTGCCGCTGGTGTAACCACGAGTGCCCAAGTCAACAGAGCCGCCGCCTGCATCATTGATGGCCACTGACAGCACAACTGCGCCAGCAGGCAAAATCAAGGCAGGAGCGCCAGAAGCAGAAGAAACAGCTACGTTAGTTGCGGTAGCAACAGAAGCGTCAGCAATGTAGAACTGCGCGGCCATAACGCCGGAGCCACAATAAGCGGTACGAGTTTGATCGCCGCCACCTGAACGCCAGATACTTTGGGTGGTTGATAAAGCCATGATGAATTGTCCTTACATACAAGATCAGCGCATCAATCGGTATGTCGTTTGCCGGGTCAATTTGATGCACCGGGAACCCCGGAGTGATTGCAATATACAACAAAAGAAAAGGGGGCACAAGCCCCCTTTTTCACAAACGCATTAAGCGCCTGCAGAACCCCACATGCCAAGGGGATCAGACCAGCCGAAGCTATAACGCTCACGTGCTTTGTAGCGAACGTTACCTGTATCGAAGTCACCGTCCATGCTGTTTTGCAAGGCGATACGCTCGAAGTGCTTCATGCCGTTTGGCACGTCAGTGATCAGATACCAGCCGTTTGTGTCTGTCAAGAAGTGGTTGACAGTGTAGCCTTCAGGGATTGCACCCATCTGCTTCAAAGCGTTGATATCGTTGTCGTTTGTACCAACACGCAATTCGGTGTCAAGCAGACGCTTAGCAACGAACATCAGTGAAGGAGGAACAACCATCTT